TTCTGTTGTTTTGATTATCGTTATAGCTTCACCAAAATAACATGGTGCAGTGGCTCCATTTATTTCTGGCGAGGCATCCTCACGAACCTCCGGTGTGCGTCGTGTTGAAAAAACACTCCTGCCCTGTGGCCGTGAGGCAACAGAGAAAGAGTGTTTATCTGAATAAGTGATTGCACAACTAGAGTGTAGGAACGTTGTGCAGAGGTATAGGCCGTATAGCCTTAACCGAATTATAGATTTGAACATAGAGGTGATCTTCTGTTTCATCTTCAATAGCGAAGATATCTTCCCGTGGGTTAGCTTGAACGAAAGTTGAGTTCAAAGCAGGTTCAGAGTCGAATATCCTTCCCAGATGCCAGAAGGCTAACTGGTCGCGGAAATCCCCGGCGATTTCGCTCTGTGGATATTTATATTCGGCGTAGCGACTTTGGTACCCAAAGGTTTTAGGTTGTCCATCGCCTACGAAGTCGAGGTATAGTTCTGAGATATCAACCTCTTGTTCGCCTAGTTGCGCGAATTCCGGCCAGTAATAGTCAAATTTATCCTTCCGGTTGAACTTTTTAGGTCGACCATTTTGATAAGCGGTTCTGGGTAACACCGACATGATCCCGATAATGTATCCATGTTCGGTAAATTTGGCTTTGAAACCGTTTGTTTTGCCGACAGATATCCCATGTCCGGCCATATTTCCCTGAGGTGAGGGTTCAAAGTTTGTGTGAGGATCGCCACCGTCGACAGTTGTCTGTCCGGTTTGGAGTACCTCTGAGATGGTGACGGGTTGTTTTCCGCCACCTAAGAAGATAGGACGCTGTGCTGTATAGTCCGGCACACGTTCACCGAAGTGTGCTTGTATAGACTCGATATAACGCGATCCGGCTCTTGCATTTTTTTCGAGCCATTCCTGGAGCCTTACTGCACGACGTAAGTCCTCAATAGCTATTCCGGTTGATTCGGTATCAATGTTTTCTAATACGAAAGCGGATCCGCTAGGAGAAGTAATTGCCGCACCACTTGCGCCAATATTAAGAGTAGTATCCGGTGCTAGATTATTACCTAATCCATCTGTCCCAATAGGATTAGGATCATACTGAAGTCCAATTGGAGCAGTTACAGGATCGCCTTTTTGTGCGAATGGTAGAGAGGATGTGAAGTAGTCCTTTTCCCAATTTCGTTTCCTCATTGATAGAAGATTAGGTGAAGGGTTTCCAGCATCAGTATAAGTACAACCTGATTTTGCTTGTAGGTTTTGATCTCTGTAATATTCGTCATAGATCATCTGATATGCCCTGAACGGTAGCTCTTGGAATTGTATAGGAACAGTTGGTGTTACACCTTCCGGTATAACTGGCATTCCCATATAATCATATAATGTTTTTTTCCTTGCATATTCTTCTTCTGTGGGTTGAATAGTTTTGAATGGGACTGCATTTGCGTTGAGTCCATCTTCACCGCCAGTAATAAAGTCTTTCCAACCGTCCCAGATAATACGGTTTGGAACATAGAAGTAGTGAGTTGATACGTTTACCCGGTGCATGACCGGAGAAACGAGCGGAGAGAGCCGCATAAGCACCTCTGATTTGACGGAAAATGAGTCCCCGGGAATTACCTCCTCGACGTAAAATGGAACGAGATCGGCCATATTCATGGTTTGCTTTCTTTCCCGGGAGAGGTTGAAAGCGTTTTTTCTTGGTTTTCGGGTCAGTGCCCTTTGGAAATTGCTCATAGTTTGTTGCGTTTATTGTTCTTGCTAAAGGTATTAATTAAATTATTACGTTTTGCTTCTTCGATTTCATGGACTGTTTGTCCTGAATCTCTGATTTCTTGTTCTCGTTTATCGCGTCGTTCGATTGCTGAGTCAGCACGTGCTTTTTTATAACGGGAAATCTCCATTTGTTTAAGATTATCGTTAGGGTCATGAATCTTATCATGGTAGTATTTGGGTAGTCGTTGCTCGAACTTTTTTTGGATTGTGAGTTTAGACGCCATACGATTGTGATACTCTTTGTTTTCATCGTTTACATAGTTTAGTCCAATACCTTTGGACATTACATTGAATGGTTTACTTAAGTCTAGGAGATCGAGTTCTCTGGAATCGACTTTGGTTATATATTTTGTCACGTAGCGTATTGACGCGCTCGTGACTGTGCCTATTTGTACGTGTCCTAGTTTCCATATTTGTCTGAGATTTAGTAGTATATCTTTAGGAATGTTGTAGACGATAGCGTGATAATGTGGACGAAACGTTTCGCCGCCATATTCTCCTACTCCGTAATATTTTATTTTTGGAAATACCATTTCTTCATGGAAATGGAGTTTCTCGACGGCCTTGTCTTCCAACCGTTGCGTAGCCTTACGTAGTCGTTTGAAGAACAATTGTAGGTCGCGTTTGACAAGGATGCCGTGGCCTGAGTCATTACGGGTGATATTTTCATCGTCATAGGTAAGAGTTATAAAGTGAGCTGAACGACTCACTTTGAGTTGTTGTTCCAGTCGGAAAGTCCAGTCTTGCGAATGGTTTACCCGACATGAGATACACTGCCCGCAGGGGAAAGTAACATTTTTTCCCCCGCGTGAAGTGGTGATAAGGTTTAGACATTGCATAGTTAGAGCCTAATTCCGCCTCTTGAATTGATTGAATAAGTCCCTCTCCGATTGCGTCGGGTTGATTTGCGCCTTGATTTGAACCTGCGTCTGAAAGTTTTTCTTCTCATGATGATTTGATTTTTGATTGTTAAAATTAATGTTTGCCACTATATCAGAATTTGATAGTGGATTGTCAATTATTGACAGTTGATAGAATATTCTTTCCATTACCACGGATTAACTGATTGTTGAAATGCGCGATTTGCGCGATTATTATAATTGAATCCTTTTGGGATTGTTGGTGTTTTGAGTTTAGGTGCTACCCCCTTTTTTGGTACAAAGCCTTTGCCTTTGACGAATTTGAACATATTGCCGATGCCTCTTGAAGCGCCTGCTCCTACATTCTTCCAGAAGTAGTAAGCGTTATCTTTGATGCGCATTTTAAGCATTTGTTCGGCAATCTGAGTATTATAGTCCTGAAGTTTAAGAGCACCTTCCATTTGTCCGGTCTTCAGATAGGATTGAAACCATTTCTGCCTACCTTGTTCATGATACCTATGTTTATCTCCAGTTTCGTATAAGTTTCCGATTGACTTATTTAATCCGCCTTCCCACATCCATTTATTTTTGTCCAGATGGAACTGGGACATTGCGCGGTTAACCGCTTCTGAAGTTGCTTTTTCCTCCTGAAGTCGGGTATTAGCTGTGACGTTATCCACCTGAGCCTGTTTTATTTGATAGTCTTGATAGGCTGGTAGAACGCCTGTTATATCAGGAAGACCTGAACGCTCTTTGATAGTGGGGGCGGAGTATTTTGGGAGGGTTGACGCATTACCAGCGTTACCCTGTCCATAGATTAGATTAGGGTTAAGACCTGCCGCTTTGAAGCGTTCCATTTGTGACTGTGGATTGTTGTATTCGTTTTGACGGTTCCACATCTCCAGGTCTTTTGAGTATTGATATTCTGCCATCTGTCGATTGGCTTTATTCTCTCGTTCCTGTGCCTTTTTTGCGGCATAGTTATTTATGAACGATCCGATAAGATTCGTGGCAGGAGCAGCCACTTGTCCGAAGGTTGTATTTTGGAATAGTCCCATGTTATAATTTTGAGTGAAGTTAGTACTTTTTTCGTGGTTTGGTGTCAATTAGATAGTATACCATCAAGTAGGGTATACTATCTATTGAGCGTTTAGTCATCGGGCTGTGCTGTTTTTCCGCCCGATTTAGCGACTTTTTTTGTTGAGTCAGGGTCAGGTATCCCCGTCCCTTCGTTTGCTCCTACGTCGCTCTCTAGGGTAGGGGACACCTTTTCCTTTTCTGCCTTTTGTAGTCGCTTTTTTGCGTCTGCAATTGTTGCCGCCGCATTTTGTTGGTCTTCGTAAGCCTCGGCCAGATCGTAGTCGGCCTCCGGTACGAAGGTGTCGAAGTCAGCTTCGTCAGCGAAGTGATCTTCGTGTATAGTCACGAGCGAATTAAGAGGAATTCCACCTCTTGCTCGTTCCATTAGTTGGGGGATGGTGTAGGCTTCACCCGGTACAGTGAGTGAATCCTCGTTGTTGATTTCGGCCTTTGGGCCTGTGTAGTTGTATATGGTTGTAATTTTCATTGTTTCTGTTGTTTTGATTATCGTTATAGCTTCACCAAAATAACATGGTGCAGTGGCTCCATTTATTTCTGGCGAGGCATCCTCACGAACCTCCGGTGTGCG